AGATTGGAATAGGTTATCTGCAATAAAGTTGTTGTATCTACTATCTTTCGGATATGCGTGTGATCCGTTTTTTAAGTTACCGATAAACGTTTCATATACAATATCTGCTGCACGATACTTCTTATTCTTATAAATAACTGTGGAAATACCGTTACAACCATTCGCAAATTTATATTTACCATCAGGTCTTTTCATTCTGCCTAAGTTACTTACGTATAGATCATACTTCTCGCTGTACTTCCAAATTTCATCTTTTGCTACAACTCTTTCGTTAAACTCCTGTTTCTTATTCATTCTCGGCATTGTGTCAGTAAAGAAGCACTTCAATTTATCGTTATATGTGCCACGTTCCTTTTGATACCACAGTGTGTTTAGTGGAATACCTGTAATGTTGTGCAAATGAGATAGTTCTGTCTTAGTTACTGTGTGAGTGAATGGTTCGTACATATACACCATAATTAACTCTCCCACTTCTCGAATGCTCTATTTAGATACCAACGTGCTTTGTCTAAATCTTCTTTACCGTTCTTACGATTAGCTCGACTGATATACTTAATTGCATTACCAATTGCAAATGCTAACTCTGGTTTGTAATCTTTAGTGACCTGCTCTATGAAGTCTATGATTTCTATATCTCCATACGTGTAATGCGTTGGGCGGTTAACCTTGTCATCTAATATCTTTTTAGTTCCTTCATTTCCATTAGGTAATGAGTAAAAATCATAACAATCATCAATAGTCCAAATTCTCCCGTCAATTGCTTCTACATCAGCAACCCATTTATCTATATCAAGACTTGACTGAACTAAACGATAAACATTTTTTATTTGCACTGTAATTTCAACACCGTTAACTTCTTGGATTCTGATTCTATCGCCTATAATCAAATCTTTAATGCTCATGATCTAACCACCTTTCTAGGGAATATGTCATTCTCCATAAGATGCTTGCACCATTCACCACGAGGGTGTTTTTGAGGCACTGTAAACAAATGTGGTTTCTTACGTTTCAACTCTTGTAATCTACGTTGTGCCATTCTCTCTTTATAACTAGCGATGTCGTTCTCTTTAGGTTTTAAACTATCCCATTCACTACGTCTTACTCCAATAGGTGCTTCTATTGCATCTTCAAACTTCCAACCAGAAGCTAATCTTTGTCTTAAGATATCGGGATTGATATCTGCTTCTTTCATTTTCTCTACTACATCTGGTGTAATAGAGAAGTATTTATTTTTAACTCTCATTTTTGTCGATTCCATTTACTCCACCTCTATTAATTCAACTAGTTCAAAATCTTCATTCATCAACTCTTTGTCAGGGTTGTTACTGATTAAATCTAAAATGCGTTCCTTTTCCTCACTTGCAGTAATTTGATTATTTACCCAAACTGGATACTTGCATCTAACTTTCATTGTTGCTTCGACTGTGACTGTTTCTTCTCTGTCTACCATTCACTCCACTTCCTCTACATTCATGATTATTTTTGGTTCTTCTGCATATTGCTTAAAGCTTTCAATGTGTGCAATTTGGTTATCATCTTTCCATAAGTGATCGTTAGCAGCGTCTAGCACTGTTTTGATTAAATTATCTATATCTGGTTTCGTACGTTTGTATTGGCCTATCGATATTAACTTTTGATTCTTAGTCCAACTTTTAGGTGGTGCAAAGTAAAAATATATCGATACTTTCAATCTACTGTTCAACATCTTTTTAGGTAATTGACTCTGTATATATGCTTTATGCCTTGTATAAGACGTTGGCATGTATGTTTGGATAAACTTACCTGCATTCCTAAAACGTGGACGAGGAGAGCCGATAGGTTCCTTATACGTATCATTAAAATTAATCTCTATTTCCATAACTCACCTCAAAATAATAATTCGTTAATTGTCATCTGTTGTTGCAATTCTTCTTTTCTGAATAGCTTGTGCTTACGTTTCAGTTTTTCTAGTTCATCTTTCGTTACTGTTCCTGAAAATGTGTTTCTAAAGTGTATGCCTGCATAGTTACCTAGTTTGAATGTATCTTCTCCTAACGGCGTCACACTACACATCTCCCAACCGTCAATTTGATACAACATGTATTGCTTTTTAAGTCCGTCGATAAGCCCCATTAGGACACCTCCGTTATCGCCTGTCTGTTGCTTTTTTCTTCTAGCTTGTCGTTAATTAGCTTGATAAGTTTCTCTTGATTACCATTCGCCCAATCAAGTAATTTTTGAGCATACACATCGGAACACTCAAGTATTTGCATAATGTTTTCCTTTACCATGCGTCACGCTCCCTGTAGTCATCGCCTAGTACTTTTACAGTCCTAGCGTTATGTTTCATTCTCGAATTGATCCTTTGCCAATTCATATTTTGATTAAGTTCTTTATCACTAAAATTTGTAGTGAAGATATTATTCTTACCAACTCTGTTATCTACAATGCTGAATAATTTATTTAATGTGTGTTCAGTGTTCTCTACACCTATATCGTCGAGTACTAGCAAATCTATGTTGCTTAGCAGTTGTACAAGTTCATCTGTAGTTTCTGCAGCATTCTTGTTATATGTCGCTTTAATACGCTCCATTAACATTGGAATGTGCATAAAAGCCACTGAATGTCCTTCGTTTTTAATTGCTTTAGCTATGGCATACGCTATATGGCTTTTTCCGGTACCGTATGAGCCTTGTAAGATTAATGACTTAGGTTTATCTACTGAGAATGTTTTGACGTACTCTATGGCTGTTTTTTTGGCGTATATTTGCTTTTCGTTTTGGGGTTTGTAATTATTTACTGTTGCATCTTTTAACGAGCCATTAACTGTTGATTGACTAAAAATACTGTTGATATATTTTTGCTTTCTCTTTCGCTCTGCTTCTTTACCAGCTTGTATCATTGAACAGTCACAACCATGTCTAAACTCGTGTCCGTTACTAAACTTGTAATAGTCGTATGTGTTTCCACACTTACTACATTTAAGGTTGTGTTGTTCTTCTACGATGTTTTTACTAGGTTTGATATTTCTAGCTAAACTTTCCATTGATTGCATTTATAATCACTCCTAGTCCCAATAACTCTCGTCATACTTCATTCTTTCTAGTTGATCCATGCCAGTTGATTTTGTCTTTTGATTTAGATAACCTTCAAATTTAGTACCGAATAACGTTTCAGGTCGAAGGTACTTATCACTGTCTGTGTTTAACCACTCATCAGTTTTGACATCAATCACCTTTTTAAAATCATCCAATCTAAAATCTTGGTTCCATCTTGCTTCAATAAACTTTCTTGTTTTAGCTGTTTTATGCTTGAAGTTTTTACCAGTTTTCTCATTTAGGTAATCAACAATTTCTTTATAAGGTATTCGAGACGCAGTCGGGTTGCCCGACAATATATTATTGTTAGTAGTCTCTGTAGTAATCTCTGTGTAGTCTCTGGTATTGGTCGTATCATTTTGATACACTCCATCGTTTCTTTTTGATACGTTCGTCGTATCATTTTGATACGATGGTCGTTTCATACCTTCTAACTTTTCATAATTGATGCTGTACCACTTCGTTTTATCGAATTTAGCTTTGTTATAGTTGCCTACATACAATAGATTTTGTTTTTCTAAACTATATACTGCACGCTTGATTGTCATTACAGACCAAAAAGGAAAGTGTTTTTGCCATTCAGGGAATGAATTGTATATCCAGCGTCTACCATCGTAGTTATGATTACTTTTCTTCAACCAGTAGTGCATTTGTTGTAATACAATTGCTTCATTAAGTCCTATCTCACTTGCTAACGCAGGAAGTACAAGTATTGGATAATCGTCAATTAGTAGATTGCTCACGTTTTATCACTTCCATTCAGTAACTCTGTTACAGTAATATTCATGTCATCAGCGATTAATTTAAGTCGCTTAACGTTAGGTTTTGAAATGTCTTTTTCCCACCTACTAACAATACTGTCTGACGCATTGTCAATTAATTCTCCAAACTCTCTCATATTCAGACCTTTGTCCTGTCTGTGTTGTTTAATACGACTACCTAAAGTCATTTCTATCACTCCCCGTACAATAGATATCCTTCGCTATATTTTAGATGTTTAGCTATTTTAGGGATTGTTTCTTTTTTAGGTAAATGCATACCAGATTCCCATTTTTGAACTGTTGATTTTGTTGTATCAGTTTTAATAGCTAATTCTTTTTGTGTCATTCCTAATCGTGTTCTTCGTTCATTTATACGTTCTCCTACATCAAATCTATCTATCATTTTTTACTCCTCTCAACATTTTGTTTAAGCGCTCATCAACTTTTATCCAGCTATCTTGTAAGATATATTTTTCGTCGAATGACTTAACGCCTATGTTGTGCTGTTCTTGGTGGTGTCGTCTGCATAAAGCCAACACTTCATAATCGTAATGCTGCATCTTCTTACGGTTAGCACCACGACCTATTGCGTAGTGATGTGCGAGTTCGGCGTTTGATTTCCCACATAGTACACAGTTTCGATTCACCGTTGCCCAGTACAACATAGCTTTATCTCCACTTAACAACTTACTTGTTTCTACTCTCATTGGTATTTGATGATGGAACATAAAGGCGATAATCAGTTCTATCAATTCGCTTGCCACTCTCATTGAACAGTCACGTAAACTTATTTCTTCGTAACCATTCATAATTTCAAGTTCTGCTTGAAACCTTTTCCTTAGTGATTCCACAGGTTCTCCCCAGTGCAACTCAATATCTCTACATAATGCAAAAATCTTTTTACGTTGTTCTATTGATAATTTTTTGTTATCAGGTACTTCAACTTCTGCAATGAGTGAGTAACCATTTTCTAATAAGTCAATATGACTTTGTTCTAATTCAACACCAGTCGCAACGACGGAATAAGTACCGTCGTTATCTCGCTGGTATCTTGTAATGTGTTGCATTTAATCACTTCCTAGAAAGGTAAGTCATCATTACTAATATCAATTGGTCCATTAGCATTACCAAAAGGGTTATCTTGTTTTGTCATTGGCGTTTGCTGTCCGTTGGCTTGTAGTTCACGTTGTTTCATTTCATCAGTTTTAGGTTCTGGCTTATTAACTATTTCATCGCCTTTATTCCAAACTTTAACGAATGACAGTCTTACGAAATACTTTCCTTGATCTTCGTTAAACTTATTTTTAAGTACGATTGTTCCCATTTTGTTAATTAATCTGTCTGTATCGAAAGTTAAATCAGGCAAATTAAGTTGAATTCCTAGTCTGCTTAATAATTCGATATATTGTCTTTCTTGGAAGTCTTGTTGGAATGGTGGTACAAATTGATTGTGTTTGTATTGTTTACCTTCGTTATTTTCAAATACGATAGTGAAATATCTTCCTTCTTTGTCGTTAAATTCAACATCTTTAACTTTAACTGTGAATTCTCCTGTCCCTAAGAAGTCTCCACCTTTCATAAACGCCTCTTGATTAGTTTCTTTAGTGTGTTGTGCTTGTCCTGTAATTTTCATAATTTTATACCGTCCTTATTAGTTATTTTTAATTTCCATTTCTGATTGCTTGTACTACGTCCGTTATGCTAGGGTTTACAAATTTCTTATTGTTAATCGTTATATTGCTTGCATGTCTTATTTTGGTTTCAAATAAATTAGAGGGTTCAGCGTTAAGTACATACTCGTATGACTTTTGTCCGTTTTCCTCATGCTCTTCAATTGTCATTCTTGCTAAAACATCCGATTGACTTACAACTGCTTTTCTTATTTGATCTTGTGCCTCAATCGTGATAGTGGGATTAATCGTGCTGCCTTCATCGTCTTTATCTTTGTTGATACCTTCATGACCACTTATCGCTAAATGGAATTGATATTGTTCTTGTAACTTAGAAACATATCTGTACATATGCACAATGCGTGTCGCACATTCTCCCCAATCATTAAATGTCGGTTTCTTAGTCTTACCGTTCATGATGTCGTCAATAGTGATATCGCGTAGTTTCTGTATTGTTT